TTGCACTCTATCAAACTCTAATGCTACTTTTTTAGATTCATAAATTGCTGACATAAAAGAAGAACCTCTATGAAAATAAGGAATACCTCCCCAAGCTTGATTGATTGCTAATTTATTAGCAGTTTTCGTGTAAACATTTTGTCCACTTTCGTCATACTCTATCCAAGTTGGTAATGCTTTAGAACCGCTACTATGTGCTGCGAGTAAAGTGCTTGCTGTCCATCGAGTTGATCCATTAAAAGCAAAAACATATCCTTGTAAAGATTTATCTTTTAGTGCTTTGGGTGTACTATTTTCACTATTGAGTTCTTTTTTTAGTTTATATCTTAATGCACAATAATAGCATTGCATTGACTCAGTAATGGCAGTATCATTGGCGCCACCACCTGATCCTGATCCGCCGCCAAATTCTTCTGATTTTTTTAAATCGCTTAGTTTATATTCTTTACCTTTTGTATCAACAAAAAACATCTTTGTTGATTTAGGTTTTGCTAAATCTTTTATTTCTTCTAGATCCTGGGTTTTGAATGCTGTTGCTATACCTTTAACATCAGGATTGAATTTTAATTTGACCTCTTTTCCATCATTTAATTCGAAGGTACTGTCTTTACCTTTCTTCTTATTAATCTTATTATAGATCAATAATGCGTTGTCCCTTTTTGATAGAGTGTCGTTAGATAATGCTGCCATACAGCTATTTATACTACATTAGAGTATAAGAGTCAAGCAGTTATTGGTCTTTGATATTACCGAGGGTGAGGAATTCGACAATGCCCCCATTGGGTTCCCATTGTCTATGTTTATTTTGATGTTTTGTAACTGAATCTGCATCCTCTTTGAAGAAATGCTCGCAGATAATCGATCCTGTGGGTTTCTCAATGCATTGCCACAGGATCTTTCTATTCTTTTTAACCATTACAGTTTCATAACTCAACTTAGTATTCTTACTACTAGGTCGTTTCTCTCTTTTAGAAGAACTGATTTGTCTTGATCTAGATAATCTCATTATTAGTTTACCTTACTTTTACCTTTAAATACTATTGATACATTTTCAAGCATTTCATTTTCAACTGACCTTAATATATAAGGTATTCTTGCGTCAAATACTACAACACGACCTGTTTTTGGCCAACATGATTTTACAATGTTTATATTTTCATCACCATTAAGTCCATAAGGTGTATTGATAGCCATTGCTTTCATTTCTTCTGTAAGATTAGGTGTCCAGAACTCAATCGAACCACCATACTCTGGTTGCCAGTCAGGTGTCAAATATACAATAACTATATATTCATCACCAACTTTTGAGTCTTGTTTGATTTTACCACTACCCTTATTGTAAGAACTAATGTAACAATCAGTAAGTTCAATACCAGGATTTACTTGTTGCCAAAGTTCATCTATAGGAGTATTGTCATCATCATTTGTTTTCAGAGCGTGCTCATAGTATTTTTTTATATCTTTTTCAGATATTGTATCGTCTGAAAAATGTATAATTTCGTGATAGTCACCACCTTTTAAAGCATCAGCATTTATACTATATACTTTGCCAGTCTTTGTATTTGTAATTTCAAACCTATTAGGATCCTCTGGATTACCTATCGATTTAATATCAAATTTTTTTTCGTCTGAAGCAGTATTTGCTACTGTTTTTAGTTCTGAAAATGATTCAGGATTATTCATATCAATTACTTTTGTCATATTTTCCTAATCGTATAATGCTACTAGCGTTTTATACTTACTTTGTGCCTTTGCTAGTGCTTCTACTTTCTTTTCAACTGTTTCGATATAGTCAATGTGTTCGGCAACACCTTGTGGGTGGTCGAAGAATGTTTTTAATTCTGCTTTACCCATTTCGATATCTGCTTCAACTTTTTTTATTAGTGCGTCTTTAATCATATATTTCTCCTAAGTTCTCCGAAGAGTCTGCTTACGCAGACTCTTCCGTTGCTGGTGCTTCTTCAGCAGGTGCTTCACCATTAGTTGCAGGTGTTTCATCTGTGATTTCAGCGTCTGCATTAACATTATCTGTTAAGTGCTTAGCATAGTGATTCAATACAATCTTTGCTTCATTGATTTGAAGATTCAATTCATTGATTCTATTTTGAGCAGTCTGTGCTCTAACGATAGCAATTTTAGAAGCGTCATCTAATTTTGTTTCGTCATATTGTTTTTCATTTATAGTTACAGTCATTTTACTGTTCCCTTTCTTTGTTATTAATTTATAATTTTACTACATCACTAGCGGACATTTTGCCTCGCTGTTCAGTAAGCTCATAAGTGATTATATCACCTTCGTCAATACTAGATATATTTGATGCCTGTAATGCTGAAATATGCAAAAATGCATCCTTAGTTCCATCATCAGGTTCAATAAACCCATAACCTTTTTTAGTATCAAACCATTTTACTTTGCCTTGTGCCATTGTGCCTCCTTTCTAAATTTTAAAGTCTGAAAACTTGCCTTGTTTTTCAAACTTACTTGTTATAGTAGATGATCTATCTTGACCACTATCTACTAAATCTTGTTGAGCGACCTGTTCAACATCATACAGCCGCATTTTAGAACGATCAACACCAATGATAAACTTACGATTTAAAGTTGGGTCGTTATATCTATTCTTCAATTGTTTAACCATTATCTGATTCTTTTCTTCTAGTTCCTCAGATGATATTAATGCAAACATAAAGTCTGCTGTTGCAGGTAATCCAAAACTTTCAGATGTATCTTCTAATCCTACATCACTACTTACAAAACCACCACGAGTTGTCTGTGTGGCAGAGAAGATAGGAATATCATTCTCTACTGCAAGACCTCTAAGTTCTTCAGCGATTGATTTTATGTAAGTGTATGAGTTAACATTTGAACCTGCTTTAAATCTAGAACTCGAACATATATTTAAGTAATCAATAAAAACTATATCTGGTTTAAATGACTTCTTTAATGCCAGTTCATTTATCAAAGATTTGAAATGACCTGTATGAGCAGAAGCAGTTGGATATTCTTTAATAATTAGTTTACCTGTAGTCTTACTTTGTAGTTTATTTATCTTAGTTTCATACATCTGGTATGGTAATTCTTCTAAATCACTCATACCTACATTTAATAGATTAGCGTCTATTCTTTCTGCAATTCTTTCTTCTGCCATTTCCATAGTGATGTATAAAACACTCTTACCTTGTAATAAGATTGAAGAAGCAAGGTGTGTCATAAACATTGTTTTACCAACACCAGTACCTGCAAGACAAATATTTAAAGTCTTTGATGGGATACCACCTCTTGTTATCTTATTAAAATAGTCTAAGTCTAATTCAAGTCTTTCTTCTTTAGTCCTATAGAAATCATATCTTTCTTTTGAATCTTCTAAATAATCATGCCCTACTTTTTGATCGAATGAAACAGCTAAAGCATTAGATAACATTTCTGGTAGATACTCTGGAGTATGTTCTTTGTCTTTACCATCAATGATTTGAATGCCACCAAGTATCGCATTATGAATAGCACGATCTTTACAAAACTTTTCTGTAGTATCAACTAGCCAGTTCAGATCAACTTTAACTGGATCAAGTGTAGATATAATATCTGTAATCTTTTTATATTCATCATCATTAACACTTTTATTAGAGTTAATCTCTATTGATAAAGATTCTTTTGTAGGAAGATTGTTGTACTTTAATACAAACTTTTCAATTTCTCTAAACAAAATCTGTTCATGTCTATCTGAAAAATATTCTTCTTTAAGAAAAGGTAAAACTTTTCTTGTATATTCTTCATTATGAATTAGATGTTTAATCGCTGTAGTTTCAATTCTTTCCATATTTATTCTATTGGTTCCAGTTCTAGTTGCATTTTTTCAGATTCAGAATGTTTATCTTGTTTCATTTGCTCTTCTAATAACACAACTAATACATCACCAAGATGATCTATAAAGTCTTGACTATCAGTATCAGCCATAATACCATTCTCAATAACAGTATAATCAAACTGCATAGGCAAAGCACCTTCTGGTGTCTTTTTAGATTCATCAGCAAATCCTACATTACCATACTTGTAAACTATACCTGCATACGGTCCACTAATAAGTTTAAGTGCTGTAAAGTCCTCTCCAGGCTTCTCTACAAACACATAATCTTCTCGGTGTTTAGGATTTGTCGATTTGTGTATCGGTGTCGGGACTTGTTTCAACTACATCTCCATATTTAAATTCTTTTCCACATACATCATCTAACTGTTGCAATATCTCTG